AGTGGGTTCAGAAAATGGATTTCCTAATCCTGATTCTGCATCTGAACCTATCACTGCAATTGCGTGTAAATTTTCTCAGTCTGAGAATTATTATATTCTTGGTTGTGGTGAATATAAAAAGCACAAAGATAATATAATTTATTATCGCTGCAATGATGAGTATGATTTAGTTGAGAAGTTTTTGCAGTTGTGGGGTGAAAAGACTCCCGATATTATCACTGGTTGGAATGTGAAGACATTTGATATGCCTTATCTCGTCAATCGTATTCGTAGACTTTTTGATGATAATAAAACGAAACTGCTTTCGCCTTGGGGATTGATTTCTGAGCGAACCACTACTGTAATGACTAGGGAGATTAAGTATTATGAATTTGTTGGGATTTCAATACTTGACTATTTGGAAATGTATCGAAAGTTTAATACAAATGGTACAGCAGAGTCTTTCAGATTGGATCACATCGCTAACGTCGAACTCGGTGAACGAAAATTATCTTATTCTGAGTACGATAATCTTCACGAGTTATATCGACTAGACTTTCAAAAGTTTATTGAGTATAATCAGAAAGACGTTGAATTGGTTGAGCGACTTGATGAAAAACTCAAGTTGCTCGATCTTGCTTTGACTCTTGCTTATGATTCAAAGACTAATTATCCTGATGTTTTCATGCAAGTGAGAATGTGGACTGAAATTATTCAGAATCATTTGCGTTCAAAAAATATCTTCTTGGAAGTTAAGAGGCGTGATGTTAATCGAACTGCATTTGAAGGTGCATTTGTAAAAGACCCCATTGTTGGAATGCATGAATGGGTTGCATCATTCGATTTGACAAGTCTTTATCCAAGCCTGATTATGATGTATAATATTTCACCAGATACTATTATTGATGCGAGCAAATATTCTTCTGCTATGCGCCAGTGTTCTGTGAATGTTGAAAAGTTACTCGATCAAAGGATTGACACGACCTTCCTCAAGGATGAGAAAGTTTGTATGACTCCTAATAATCAGTTTTTCAGTCTAGCAAAGAAAGGCTTTCTTCCTGAGATTATGGAAAGTATGTTCATTGATCGTCAGAAATACAAGAAAGAAATGCTTTCTGCTCAGAAAGAATATGAAGCTATTAAGAGTCAACCAGGAAAAGAAGATGAGAAGAAGTTATTGACGAATAAAATATCTCGTTTTAATAATCTTCAGATTGCAAAAAAGGTCAGCCTCAATTCTGGGTATGGTGCAATTGGTTCTCCTTATTTCTTTTTGTTTGATGTACGTCAAGCGGAAGGTATTACTTCTGCTGGGCAGTTGGCTATTCGATGGATCGAAAAAAAGATTAATGAATACATGAATAAGGTTCTCAAGACTGAGAATAAAGATTATGTGATCGCATCTGACACTGATTCAATTTATTTGAATATGTCTGGGCTGGTAAATTCTGTTTATAAAAACAAAGACGCAGATACGTCTGCTAAAATTAAATTTATGGATAGAGTTTGCAATGAGAAAATTCAACCCTTCATTGATTCTGCTTATGGAGAACTAGGAGATTATATCAACTGTTTTTCCCAAAAAATGATTATGAAGCGAGAAGCTCTTGCTGATAAAGGTATTTGGGTTGCAAAGAAGCGATACATTCTGAATGTATATAATAATGAAGGCGTTCAGTATGATAAACCCAAGCTAAAGATTATGGGTATTGAAGCAATCAAATCTTCAACTCCAGCATCTTGTCGAACAAAAATTATCGAAGCATTGAATCTTATTCTTCGTTCTACAGAAAGTGAAGTGCAGCAGTTTATCGAGAATTTCAGAAATGAATTCAGGACTTTGCCTGTTGAAGATATTTCTTTTCCTAGAAGTGTGAATGGTGTGAATCAGTATTCTGACACAAAGGATATCTTCAAGAAAGGTACTCCAATTCATGTGAGAGGTTCGCTGATTTTTAATCACACGTTGCAAAAACTAAAGCTGGAAAAGAAGTATCAGAAAATACGAGAGGGTGAAAAGATTAAATTTGTGTATCTCAAAGAACCAAATAAGTTTGGTTCTCATGTTATAAGTTTCTTAAATTCTGTGCCAAAAGAGTTTGACATTTCTAAATTTATTGATTATGATACACAGTTTGATAAATCATTTGTAGAGCCTCTGAAATTGATTCTGGATAAAATCAATTGGAAAGTTGAAAAGATTAGTACACTTGAGGATTTCTTTGCATGAGAATACGTTACCCGCTTAAACAGGCGCGAAGAGAAAAGTTATCAATCTGGCATCGATGGTTTGCATGGTATCCTGTGCAAATTCCAGAAGAAAAATGTTGGGTTTGGCTTGAAACGATACAAAGAAGATTATATTATACTTCTAGAGAAGTTGGGTTTCAGACTTTTTCAGGATATGATTGGAAGTATAAAACTATAGAACTGCAACATGGAGAAATTTATTAATGTCACTACTAGACAAAATTAAAAAGAATTCTACGATTAAAGAAACTTCGGTGCTATCAAAGTCGAAGTTTTTTAATAAAAAAGATTTGATTACAACAGATGTTCCAATGATCAATGTCGCACTATCAGGAAATCTAGATGGTGGGCTTGTTCCTGGGCTTACAGTTCTTGCGGGTCCATCAAAACATTTCAAGACAGCATTTGCTCTTTTGTTTGCTGGGTCGTATCAAAAGAAATATCCTGATTCTGTTATTCTGTTTTATGATTCAGAATTTGGTTCACCTCAGTCTTATTTCAAGACTTTTGATATTGATATGGATCGCGTTATTCACACACCAATCACAGATATTGAACAGCTAAAGCATGATGTTATGAATCAGCTTCAGAATATTGAACCTGGTGAGCGTGTGATGATTATCATTGATTCTGTTGGAAATCTCGCTTCAAAGAAAGAAGTTGATGATGCCATTGAAGGTAAGTCTGTTGCTGACATGACTCGCGCAAAACAGATGAAGAGTCTTTTTCGTATGATTACTCCACATCTTACAATCAAAGATATTCCTATGGTTGTAGTGAATCATACCTATAAAGAGATTGGTCTTTATCCTAAGGATATTGTCTCTGGTGGCACTGGTGTAATTTATTCAGCAGATACAATTTGGATTCTTGGTCGTCAACAAGAAAAAGAAGGCACAGAAGTTGTTGGATATAACTTTGTCATTAACGTAGAGAAGTCTAGATTTGTAAAAGAAAAATCAAAGATACCTATTACTGTATCTTTTGAAGGTGGCATCGAAAGATACTCTGGGCTTCTTGATGTTGCACTTGAAGGTAAATTTCTTGTCAAGCCGTCTAATGGATGGTACTCGCGAGTTGATGTTGAGACTGGTGAAGTAGAAGAGAAGAAGTTTAGATTTAAGGATACTCAAAATAAAGATTTTTGGGAACCTCTTCTAAAGAATGAAAAGTTTAAGAAGTACATAAAGGAAACATACGAGGTAGCATATGGTTCGATTCTTCAGATGGATGATGAATCTGATAACGAATCTCTTCAACAAGACGCTTAAAGAGGGAAGAGATTTTGAAGTTTATCCCGGTAATAATTTTACTGGGATAAGAATTGTAAAAGGCAGATATAAAAATGTAATATATCAATATGATAAAATTGCTATAAAAGAAGAACAAATGGATATTCCTGTTCTTTCTTTTCATTATACAATTCATGAAAGTGGTGATCATAATAAAGAAGTCTTGAAAAATGATGTAAGATTTCATAATATGATTGGTGATATCGCAGTTACTTTGTTGACCTCAAAAGCAGTTGAAAGAGAGCCTAATGAACCGGATAGAGAAGATTATCCTGAAGAACTTGGTATATAATGACAGTTATGTCAAAAGAGTTTTACCCTTTTTAAAGTCTGAATATTTCTCTGATCATAGTGAAGTAATTCTTTTCAAGACCATCAATAATTTCATACTCAAGTATGAAAATCTTCCTACGTTTGAATCTCTCGTCATTCAACTTCGTGATACAAAACTTAATGAAAATGAATTGAAAGATGTTGTCAATGAATTGAATGAGTTTCGTAAAGAAAAAGATGAGACTGTTGATGAAAAATGGTTGCTGGAGCAAACTGAAAAGTTTTGTCAAGAAAAAGCTATTCATAATGCTTTGCTAGAATCTATTCAGATTCTGGATGATAAAACTAGAACAACAAAAGACAAAGGTGCAATTCCGAGTATTCTTTCTGATGCTCTTTCTGTTTCTTTTGATGAACACATTGGTCATGATTACACTGAAGATTATGAAAGTCGCTATGACTTCTATCATAGAAAAGAAGAAAAGATTCCTTTTGATCTTGAATTCTTTAATAAGATTACCAAAGGCGGTGTGTCTTATAAGACTTTGAATATCATTCTTGCTGGGTGCGTTCATCCGGACACAAAGGTTAAAATTAGATATACTAAAAAAGAGTGAAACCTTTAATGTAACCTAAACTTAAATATTCGTCCAGTTTTTCTGGACGAATTCTTGTCCTATGAGTGCCATTGGTTACACAAATCAAACCTTTTATAGCCTTTCCACCCAAAGAGGCATTTTTCTTAAAGTTTTCTGGATTATGAATGCCGACACCATTATTTTTCTGACTTTTGCCTCCAGCCTTTCCACCCATAGAAGCTCTCTTTTTTCTACCTTCCTCTGTGGACCAATAATACCATGAATTTTCTAAACTTTTTTGCGTTTCTATTCCTTTTAGCCCCCATTTTCTTCTTTGTTCGGGTGTGGCAGCAAAAATCCCTATTTTATTATCTCTGCAAAAAATGCCAATTCTTTTTCTATATTCGACACTCAGTTTTGCTCCCAACATTTTCATTGATCTTAAATCGTTGGGGTTTCTGAATATTTTCCACAACAAAAAGTGTGCTATTATGTGTTCTCTTACTGTCAAATATGTGAAATTTTCGGGTTCATCTGAACCATTTGAATGTTTTGGTATTATATGATGTTTATGCAAACCGGAACCGGGAGCATATGAGGAAACTGATTGCTTTCTTTGTTCACATAGGTTATAATATATTTTCTGATAAATATTCATGCTGGTATCTCCTATACAGATATTAGAGTGGGTGGGAATGCCAGTTCCGCGACTCACACCTTTATTTATAAATTTGGAGTTTTCATGGATAAGTGGATTGAATCTGAAGTTTCGATTTCAGAACTCGAAAAGTTACTTAATGATGGTTATCATGTAGAAGTTGATTCTCCTGATGGCTGGGTAAGCGTGTCTTCCTTTGTCCATAAGGGGTTTTGGGATGAATATGTCTT